GCGTTATATAGACGCTTACGGAATAAATACCGATGTTTCAGTGGCAAGAAATTTAAACATGATTACAAAAGATAGTAACTGTTATGTTGATGTACCAAGTAAAACCTATTGGAATAAAAAAAGACGTGAAGCTGTGATATTCGCACAACAATATGACATTTATATGGTTGAAGATCGAAAGAAATTAGAAGTATTGAGCGAATGAATAATAATTAAGCTTTATTAGGCACTATTAACCAAAATGACAGTATAATTACCCTAAAGCGATAGTATTGTGATAGCATAATGACACTAAATAGGGGTTAATATTATAGAGTACGAAAGATTAAGAGAGATATGAAAGTTAATATTTATACGAAGGATATGTGTCCGCAATGCAAAGCTACTAAGCGCTGGCTTAACGAACACAATATCGATTATCAGGAAATCAACACAACGAACGACCAAAATGCCATTAACCATTTAAAAAGAATTGGTGTTGAAAGGTTGCCGTTCGTTGTTACTGATAAAGACAATTTAACAGGGTTTCAACCCGCAGTATTAGAAAAGCTAGTCTAACGACCGGCTTTTTATTTTGGAGACAATCATGAAATTCATAGCATTTATCGTGGCAATCACATTCTTTGTGATTGCTTTTAATTTACATAGAAAACCAAATATTTCTGAATCCAAAATCAATGAATTAAATGGCAACAATGATTATCAAATTCCACAAGAAGTTATTGATGCGATGAATGTTATCAAACGTCAACACAAAAGTGAATTAAGAAGAATGCATAGAAAGTCAGTACATAAATGAAATGGACTAAAGACATCTTAGAGAAAGCCAAGTCGTTAAAAGATCAAGACTTAAGTTATCCAAAGATAGCCAAAAAACTGAATAAGGAATTTTATATTTCAGTTTCGGCCAGTTCTGTCAATCACGCCTTGCTTGATTATCAAAGAGGTAAATATCATTTTACCGATGAAAGACAAGAGGGCAAAGAAGACTTTTCCAGTAAACAGAACTTTGATGATAACGGCAATGTTAGTTCGATTGATTTCAATCTCAAGTTTGAAGATTTCAGACAAACATCAAGCAAGAAGCCAGCAGATATTTTGAGGTTTGCCGGTTATGATCCGTTAGATTGGCAAGTATCAAATGTGGTTAATAACGATTGGTCGGTAACGAACGGTAATGGCGAAAAGTATTGGAATCATCAAGTAAAACTTTCCGTCAAGCCAAAGACCAATGATGATCTATCAATTGATGAATTAATCAGCTTGTTTAATGAAAAGATTGAGCCAGTCAAAGTTATTAAATCTAATGTGCATGGCAAGAATAATTTAGTGATTGCCTGTTCTGATTTTCATTTTGGGATTACGAAGTTTAAAGATGTCCAAAACCGTTTAGTTGAATTAATCGATTTAATTCATCGTGGTTGGAAACAGATTGTTATTACTCAATTAGGCGATCTATTACATTCGGATGCTTTAAATGCTTCTAAGACAACTAAAGGAACCGAATTAGATCCGATTGATTTTGTACAAGCTGTTAGAGATGCAGAACGTTTTATTTTTCCGATTATTGAAGAATCGTATAAATACTCTGATTCAATGCAGATGTTTAATATCAACGGCAATCATGACGAAACAACCAGTTTTATGTTTCAAGAGATGTTAAGAGCTAAATATCCGGAAATGGATATAAAAGTCAATAACAGTTATCGAGAAGCTTTTGTCGTTGGCAAGTCGGTCGGCTTATTAGCTTTGCACGGTCATGCTGCTAAAACCAAAGCACCAATGTTGTTTGCCACAGAATATCCAGAGATTTGGTCTAAATCAACTTATCGCATGGTTCTATATGGTCACTTTCATAAAGAAGTAGTTAATGACGACTTTGGTGTAGTTGAACATCAAGTCGGAACCTTTAAGAAAACTGATCCTTATGAAAGCAAAAACGGTTATACGATGGCAACCAAGAAGATGGAATGCTTTGAGTTCGATGACCAAACGTTAAAGGATATTCATTATATATAGAAGGAAAACTATAAACCAGACGAAAGCTGTCATGTCGGTAAACGCAGCATACATATTATGAATAAACAAATTAAACAATTGAATAAATATCCACCGTTAATATTCGTTGATGTGTATGGCAAAGACCATTCGGTCGTGAATATCAAAGAATTCTATTTATATAACCAGAGCTTGAATTGTTATTGTTCTGGTTTTTTATATGGTCAAGCAGAATTAACAAACGTGCCAACAAAGATTAACGAAGTTGAATTACAAGCAGCAATTAGAAACGGATTCAATTGTGATGAAAGGTGGGTGATTAAATGATTGTTCCATTTAATAATAATGAGAATGCTTCATCCCCAAACAAACACGAATACGTTCAAGTTCGCTTTAATAATTTGAATGAACCAGAAGTATTTGTTGATGGCATTAAAAAAGAAATCGAATACATTAGTTACGAATACAATCGTGACAAAACCGTTGGTCAACCCAGATGGATTGATATTGAATACCTTGATCACGGTGAAGTTAAAAAGATATACAAAGATAATTCAAAAAGGATTGAATGAATGCCAGCAGTACGAACATGTAGATACCCAAATTGTCATAACCTAGTTACCATTGATCATTATTATTGTGAACAACACCGAGCATTGGAAGCTGATTATTTAAAGTCACGCATGAAATATCATGGCACACACGAGCGTGGTTATTCACGTCATTATAATGCGATCAATCGGCATGCTAACAAAATCAAAGACGCACAAGAAAAGTTTTATCACAGCAAACAATGGCAAGGGTTAAGACGAGTCGTCTTAGATAAGCAACATTATCTTTGCCAGTATTGTTTATCCGAAGGTCGAGTAAAGCCAGCAAAGATTGTTGATCATTGTGTGCCGATTACATTTGATCCAAGCAAAGCAGATGATGCTGATAATCTTGATGTGATTTGTCCTGAATGCCATTACAAAAAGGATAAGTTCGAATCGGTTTACTATGGTTCAAGTGATGGCGTAGGACGCAACGATGTTGATCCAATTACGGAAGTGAAGCTAGTTGATTATTACATGAATCATCTCGATCAAATACCAAAAGCGTAGGGAAATCCAACCGGTCTTAAGTTACCCTCATTTAGCTTTTTAAGATAGCTAAAATCGTTTAAAAATTGCGTTTTGAGAGCGTTAAAAATTTTAAATATAAAATATCGAACGTACTAAAAAAATTTACCCCCGCCCACGTTTGGCTTCAGGAAGAGCGCACATATTGCCGTCATTTCGTGTCAAAACAAGATTTTTAAAACTTTTTTATAGGGGGGTCTATCAACGCCTAAGTCATGCGGTTAAGGCGTTTTTGTTGATGAAAATAGCTCAAAACTACTGCTTATTCCAACCCTAAAACGAAAGAAGGTGACCATCATTACAAAAATTAAAGATTTACCTGACGAGCCACCTAGTTATTTGACAGGAACAGCAAGATACATGTGGCGAAGGTTAGTTCCGTTGATAAAATCTGATCCAACAGTTAATGAAATGGATAAAACGATGGTTGAAGCATTTTGTATCAATTATCAGATGATGCGTGAAGCCTATGATCATATTCATAAAAATGGTGCTTTGAATCCAATCATAAAAACAGTTGTCAATCCAGTCACGGGTAAAATTATTGCTCACGACAGTCTTGGCTTTAAGAGAAATCCTGCCACGCAGATTCTCGATGCTTCAACGGTTAAATTAAAGGCTCTTGGCAGTGAGCTTGGTTTAACGCCTAAAGGGCGTGCAGAGCTTTTAGATTTAAAAATTCCGGAAGATAATTCCGACAAGCCTTCTACTGCCGAGCAGATCAAACAATTCTTAAAAGGTGGCTGATATTTGAAAGGAGATGAGAAAAATCAGAATTGACTTAACAAAAACACATGATGTTATCGGTGCCTATAAATCAATTGATTTTTCCCAGATTCGAAAAGATTATCAAGATCCTGGCACCAAATATGCTTTTGATGTTTTGGATGGTAAATATATAACTGGTTACTACATGAAGCTTGCCTGTTTTCGGCATTTAAGAGATTTGCAAAGACAAGATACAAAAGATTTTCCATATCATTATTCGATTGATGAAGTTAAAGCAATATTGAACTTTGCCGCTCAATGTCCAGAAGTTAAGACTTTAAAACCGGTTAAATTGATGCCTTTTCAGGAGTTCAGTTTGGTTCAATTGATAGGTTGGCGCAGTGAGGGTGGAGACAAGCGTTTTGCCAGAGCGATCATTTCAGAAGCTCGTCATCAAGGAAAAACTTACTTGATGGCAATTATTATCATTTATAGTTTCTTGATTGAATCGCTTGGCCAATCTAGTCAGGATTACTT